TCACCGCCGCATGTGCCGCGCAAATGCTTTGCCCCGGTTTGGCGGCGTGATGCTGTGCTCCGTCTGCCCCCGCAGTGCCTCAACCATCGCCGCACTTACCCCTTCCGCCGTCTTCTTCTCCAGGTACACACAAAAATAGAAGCACATCATGCTTCCTTAACGGATGAATCTCCCACACAAATAGACGCTGAAAAATCGCTTGCGTTCACGCAAAAAATACCTATAATGCGCCTCCACTTTAGGCGCGTAGCTCAGTTGGTTAGAGCACCACCTTGACATGGTGGGGGTCGTTGGTTCGAGTCCAATCGTGCCTACCAGAATTTGAGAAATAATCCCCTGTTTTTCAGGGGATTTTCTTTTTTGCCTTACCTTATCCTCTCCCCGTTCCGTCCTCCAAAAGTAGCAAAATTCCCGCTTTTGCAGCAAAATGCGCCGTAAATTTACGCCAGATTTACGCCTAGAGGGTTGCCATGAAACTGCCAAAACCAAGGAAGCGCGGGGATGCTTGGCGCATCGAAATTATGTTCGAGGGCAAACGGTACTCCGCTACCCGCGATTCTGCGCGCGAGTGTGAGCGATGGGCGGCGGAAAAGCTCTTGTCGCTCAAGGCAGGGCAGAAGATCGGACAGAAATCATCCATCACGTTCCGCGAGTTGTTCCGCCTCTATATTGACCGCGTTGGCAGCAAGTCGCCAAGTGCGCGCCAGATTGACGAGCAATGGCACGCTTTTGACGGCAAGTTCCGCCAGCTCGGCGAAATGCAGATCCACCAGATTACGCCAAAGCATTTGACCGACTGGCGCAACCGGCGCTTGCAAGAGGTCTCTGCGGGGACGGTGCTGAAGGAAATCAGCCTGTTTTCGTCAGTGTTTTCGTATGCGCGGAAGGAGTTGTTCGCGATTGATGAAAACCCGTGGTTTTCAATTTCAAAACCGCCACAGCCTAAGCCACGGCTGCGGCGCATTAGCGCGGATGAATTGGCGGCGTTGATGGCTGCGGCGAGGTATGAGGAGGGGACGCGCCCAAAACAGACGCAGCATTTTGTCGCGTTGATGGTGCTGTTCGCGGTTGAAACAGCGATGCGCGAGGGGGAAATTTTAGCGATGCGGCGCGCAGATGTGTTTGAGGGGTATGTGCATGTGCCGCGGTCAAAAAATGGTCATGCCCGCGATGTGCCGTTATCTGATGCAGCGCGAGCGATTCTTGATTTGTTGCCAGAAGGCGAGGTGTTGTTCCCGATTACTTTAGATGCTTTCAAGTCGTCGTGGCGTCGTATTAAGGCAAAGTCGGGCGTCGTTGATTTACGATTCCACGACACGCGCCACGAGGCGGCGTCTCGCATGGTGCGCGATCGCAAGTTACCGGTGCAGGTGTTGGCCAAAATCACCGGACACCGGAAAATTGAGGTGCTGGTCAATACTTATTACAACCCTACCGCCGATGAAATCGTCGATATGTTCGGCGCTGCTAATTGACACGTTTGCGCCCTCTTTTGTGGACGGTGCGCATAATTTCTGCGGCGCGGTGCGGATCGTATAGGGCTTTGCCCGATGTGCCTTGGTTGATGTCCGCGAGTTTTTCGCGGATGGTTTTGGTGGTCACGCCGTAATAGGCGGCAAGTTGTGCTGCGGTCGCCAGCGCGTCATGTTGTTTGAGCTCGACGACCACGCCGCCCGCAACTCGTTCTCCAAGCATAACCGCTGGTGGTGTTTCAGCTTCCACAGTGATGATGTAGCGCTTCATTTTTCCCCCAACAATGCTTTTGCGTGCTTCATCGCATTTTCGCGTGTGCGGTGTACCAGCCCTTTTTCCAGCAGGGCGATTTCATGTTTGCCGCCGTACCAGATCCCGGATAATGTGTGTGCGTCATCTCCAGTAATCGCCGGATAGTAATAAGGAAATCGCTCTGGCGGTGCAGTTCTTTCCGGTGCCGGATAGGTGATAATGCGGCGGATGATTTTTCTTGGTCTCATAATGGGTTTGCTCCAGTAATTCAGGGAGCCGCTTACGGCGGCTAGTCGGCATCGTCAGCGAAGGTAAAAGAAGCACCACATGTGGAGAACCAAGAAAACCCTTGCCCGATGCTGCGGCGGTTTTTTCGGACACCGCCCGCGCCAGCCACGCATCCCAGCGGTCGAATGCCCGCCCGGTGAGGTTGTCGGTGTAGCCGGTTTCGCTGTCGTGGTAGCGGCTGTCTATCGGTAGGCCGCATTGTTGTTGGTACGCTTCAAAGGCCTCGCGTTCGGCGATGATATCCACTTTCTGCGCGTTGGCTTTGATGCGGTCGTAGGTCTTTTCCCATTCGGTTTGTTGTGTCATTTTCTTTGGGGTTTGGGTGGCGCTGGGGCGCGGGCCCCCCCTGCCTGGCCGCGCTCCTTTATTTGCTGTCGTACTGGCCGTTATAGACGGGCATTTGCAACGCTTTTTCTGCCATCGTGCGCATTTCTTGCGCTTTCGCCCGGTTGTTCTTTTCTTCGCCGATGAGGCGCAGTTTCAGGAAGAATTTATCGTCGGCGACTACCAATGAGAGTCGGGCGCGCACGGTGATTTTTGTTTCGGTGCCGGTATAGAGTTCGTCGTTGATGCGCAGCTCCGCCACCATTTGTCCCTCGGCTTTCAGCGCCGCCTGTTCGGCCACGGTGCGTTCGTGTTCCCAATCGCCTTGCGTCTGTTTGATGCGTTTGGCTTTCTCCACGGTCAGGCTGGAGAGCAGGCTCACGGCGGTGTTCAGCGGGATTTCCGCGCCGTCTTTGTCGTGGGCGGTGATGTCGCCCGCCCAGTCTTCGAGCAGTTGGATCAGTTCTTTTTGGCTGACGGCATCTCTGCCGCAGGTGCGCCGCAGCGCGTAATGCAGCGGCGTTGCCTCTGCGTTGTAATTTGCTGTGTTCTTGCCGTGGCCGCGTCCGCCGTCGTAATCGAAGATGATGCGGGCAACCATGTCTTCCGGGTCGATGTACATAGCGGCACCGGTGAAGTCCGCTTCGCGCGCTGCGGCGTATGCCAGCAGGTCGCGGTAGTCGCGGGTGCCGTAATAGCCGCGCGGGTAGTAGCGCTGTGCTTCATATTGTTCGAGGCTTGCAAGGCTGAATCCGTCCGGCAGGGCGATGACGTGTGCGCCGTCATGCACGATTTTGTTCAGGTGGTCGGTGATGACTTCGCTGCGGTTGATGAGGGTGTCGATGTTTTCCATTGTTGGCTCCTTATGCGTTCATGGGTTCGCGGATCATGCCGGGCAGTTCGACGGCGTTGTCGGGGACGATGCTCATTTCGCCTTTGGCATTGACGTACATGACGGTTTCGTCCGATACGGTTTCGCTCTTGTCGCCTTTGGCGGTCGGCATTTTGTGCTTGATGAGGCTCTCCACCTGTAGCTGGTTTTGCGTGCCTTTCAGCGGTTTGAGCTTCAGGGTGAGTGTGACTTCTGCCGCTTTTTCGTTGGTCAGCACGCGGCTTGCGGCTTCGCAGACGACTGCGGTCAGGGTGCTGGCGGTGATGCCGGCGTTGAGGTCGTTGATGACGTCGGTGTAGTCTTTCATGGGTTTGCTCCGGTTGTGGATTGAGGTTTTGGGGTAACTGTCACGATTTCCGTGACGGTTGGGTTTAATTCCCCCTTTTTCGGGGTATTTAGAAAACTGTTATTTTTCAATATGTTCTAAAAGGGAATATTGTCGTCAAAGCTGTCTTGCGTGGGCGGCGGGTTGCCGTCCTGCGGGTGCCGGGGCGGCTGCGGGCGCTGTTGTTGCTGGTAGCCCTGCGAACTGTGGTCATCATGACCACGGTTGCCGTCGCCCCTGCTGTCGAGCAGCTGCACGCTGTCGGCAATGATTTCGATGATGTATTTGTCCACGCCGTTGCTGTCCGTCCATTTGCGCGTTTGCAACTTGCCTTCTACGTAGAGTTTTGAGCCTTTGCGCGTGTACTGGCCGATGATTTCGGCGGTGCGACGGTAGGCGACAACGCGATGCCATTCGGTTTTTTCGCGTTTCTCGCCGGTGTTTTTGTCGTTCCAGGTCTCGCTGGTGGCGATGGAGATGTTCGCCACCGGTTCGCCGTTGGGCATGTAGCGCATTTCCGGGTCGTTGCCTAAGTTGCCGAGGATGATGGCTTTATTGACGCCTGCCATTTATTGCTCCAGTTGTTTCATTTCTGCTTCCAGCCGCGCCACGAAGGCGCGCAGGTGTTTTTCCAGTGCGGCGATGATTTTGTCGTCGCGCTGAACGGTGTGTATCCACGTGGTTTGCGGGGTGTAGTCTGGGTGGTAGCTGACGAAATCCCAACTGCCGTAACCCGTAACCAGCATCCCGCCTTGTACTTGCAAGAGGTATTCCCGTGGCATGACGCCTTCGAGGATGTAGCGGATGTGGGTTGCGAGTTTCGGGCATTTGATTTCCAGACCACGGCGCAGCTCCGGCATGATTCCGTCGGGGGATGCCATGACGCTGCGGCTTTCGTCGAGGTACACGCCGCCGATCTGAGTGACGCTGTTGCCGGTGGCAAACTCGTAGGCGGCGCGCGCCTGCGGCTCCAGTTCGGTACCGCGTGTCATGTCGGCGCTGGTGTAGCTGTCGGCAGGCTGCCCGGTGATTCGTTCGGCGATGAGTTCGGCGAGGTAGGCGGTGGCCTGTTCGCTCGCCGCCCCGCTGTTGGTCATGATGCGTTTGTATTGGCTGGCGGTCGGGATGCCGAGGCGCGCCTGGCGCCAGGCTTCGCTGCCCTGTTCGCAGTCGATGGTGATGAGGTTTTTCATAGCGGGATGTCTTCTCCGGGTTCGTAGCTCTCTGCTTCCGGTGTTTCGGGTTCAGCCGGGGCAGGCTGTTCGGCGGGCGCGTGTTTGCGCAGCATGGCGATGAGGTTGTCCGCTTTTTTCGCGGTCATGTCTTCCATGCGCTCTGCGCCCACATAGGCCAGCATTTTTGCTTCGTCCTTCCCGGTGCGGGTGAGCAGCTCGCGCAGTTCGGCGATTTGTGCGTCGCTCGCCAGCACTTCAGCGACGGGCGGGCTGTGTGGTTTTGCCGTCATGAGGTCGCCTTCACCTTGTACTTCGTCTGCCGTCATGACGCCGCCCAGTTCGTCCGGGAAGGCTTTGCGCAGCGCGCCTGCTTCGGCACATTTGGCGAGCTGACCGCGCGGGCGTTTTGTCCACATGGCGTTCAACCGCTCTTTCCCGTCGTTGTATTTACTTTTCGTTGTGGCGCACGCTTCAACGAAGTATTCCGTGTGAGTGAAGGGGCAGCGTTGTCCGTTGATAAAGCGGTACACGGTGAAGCGACACCATGCCGGGGCTTCAACGCCGAGATAGGTGATGCTCTCACCAAACACCGGTTCGTCCATTCCGGCCAGTTGTCCGGTGCGCACGGCGGTGGTGCGCTGTTCGTAGATGCCCGGCATGATGACGTCGCGCCAGCTATCGCCAACTTTCATCGGTACGATATGGCAGGGCTTTTTCATGACGTCCAGCTTGCGCGCGTTGCAGTAGTCCACGGCAAGCACGATGGATTCGGGTTTGGCTCCGGGGAAGACGCTGTTTTGCAGCGCGCTCCAGGTGGCGGCGTCAATGCCGCGTTCGCTGGCGATGGCAGGCAGGTTCATTTCAGGCTCCTCTACAAAGTTTGATGTCGGCGCGCAGGCTGTTCTTCAGGTTGTTGGCAATCGCCTTGGCGTTGGTGAGGGTGGTGTTCATCTTGATGGTGATGATGTACTCCAGCACCGGTTCGCCGGGCGTGGGTTCGGGCATCGTTTCTATCGCAGGTGCAGGCTGTGTTTCCGCCGCTGCTTTCGCACGCTCCTCGGCGACGATTTTTTTGCGCAATTCCGCCTCTGCTTTGGCGGCGGCTTCTGCCTCAATGCGGGCTTTTTCTGCCGCCTGCCGTTCGTCTTCGGCGGCGATACGTGCAGAGATGGCGTCTTCGAAACCGCTATCCAGCGCCAGCAGGTCGTCAATGTCGGCAAACAGGTGCAGGCGGTCGGCCGGGATTTGTGCGTAGCGCGCTTGCAGGTACGCTTCGGTTTTGCCGATGAGCGCCGTCCAGTTCGCCAAGACTTCGGCGCATCCCTTCTCCAGTCCGGCAAGTGTTTTTTTGCCTTTGGTCGCTTCGGCTAGCACACCGTCCAACTCGTCAATGCGCAGCACTTTGCGCATCGCCGCTTGTAGGCGGATATCGCATCCGGCAAGCGCCCGGTGGATGCCGTCGCGGGCAGTGCCGATGATTTCTTCTTTAACTTTCGCCTTCTGTGCCTTGACCTGTTTGTCGAGGGCGAGGCGGGTTTTGGCGAGCAGGTCGATGATTTCGCTGGTGGTGTCCATCAGCTTTTTCACGTCCGCCGCTTCGGATAGCGCGGCTTCCTGCGCGGCTTTGATGGCGTCTTCCGCCGCCTTGAAGTCTTTGACTTGTTGCTCGGCGGTGGCAAAGTCTTCGTCGGTTTTCAGGTCGGTATTGACCTTTGCAATTTCAGCGCGGACGCTTGCGGCCACGTCGTCAATGTTGCTGGCGACGATGGCGGATTGAATTTTCAGGATGATTTCGGTGTTCATGCTTTCTTCCTTCTTTCTGCGACGTGTTTGTTAATCCAGGCTTCCAGTTCGCTTGTGGTGACGGCGCTGAGCGGCACTTTCGGCATTCTGCTTTTCCCGTCATGCTGTATCAGCCCGGCAATCAGGCCGCGTTCCGGGTCTTCGGCGATGACAGCCTTCAGGATTGTTTTTACGTTGTCCCCTACCGTGACCCAAGCGTCGTATGCCGACAAGGTGCAGCCCACCAGGGATGGTTCGTACACCTCCCGCAGCTTGCTTTCGATGCGACGGGCGGCTTTCGCGTGTTCGGTTTCAAAGAGGTTCATGCGGCTTTCCTCCCGTTGAGGTATTCCCGCACGGCGACACCAAGCTCTCCTATGGTTCCGCCTTCGAGGAGCTTGCCCTGAAGTACCGGAGCATCGCCTTCTATACGGTAGCTGCGGGCGTAACAATGGAAAACGCCGTTATCCCGTTGGTAGATTTCGATGCTTATGGATTCATCGCCGCGGCGGGCTGATATGCAAGTAATGCCTTTCATGTAGCTGATGTCCAGCCAATCACAATCTTTGCCAAGCAAAATGGCAGCGCGGCGCGCTTCTTTCGCCAAATCTGTGTCCATGATGTTCATTTGTCGTTCTCCCAAAAGTTTTTACAGGCGGTTCGGTCGGTGTCGTCGAGGTCGTGGCGGGCGCATTGTTCGCGCACCCACTCTCGGTGTGATTCGGTTCGGACGACGGCTGGCGGGTTGTCTTCGCCGCGTGGCAGGATGGTTACGGCTGCCAGTGCGGCGATGAGGGCAAGCGCTTCGATGAGGTTCATGCGTACTCCCGCTCGTAAAGCATGTCTTCGTAGCGGCTGATGGCGGCTTCTGCCTTCCCGTCCTGCCATTCCTGCCAGATGTCGCGCCAGGGGTTCACCGCGTCAATCATTTCTGCCAGCATTCCCGCCCAGTCGCTTTCGTAGTAGTTCCCGAAGTCTTCGCGGGTCAGTTCTTTTCCATCCTCATTTGCGAGGATGACAACGCTGCCATCGGCTCTGATGTAGGTCAGCGGGCTTTCTACGTCCGTGTATTCCGCCGGTTCCTCAAGGGTGGCGTGGCGCAGCAGGCGCTGTCCGTAGTAGCGGCAGACGACAAGGCTGCCGTCGTCTTTCGCCTGCCAACCAAAGGTGTCGTCCAGCCCGGCGGCAATGGCTTTGAGGTTCAGGGTTGTCATGTTCTTGGTCTCCATCGTTCGTTTCGATGGGGTTATCTTACCAAAGTTAGATAACAAAGCAAGAAAAACTAACTTAAGGAAGAAAATATTTTTACATAAGTTTGATTTTGCACAGGTAAAATTCTTGCTTCATGCAATTCTGGCAGCAAAAAACCGCCTCACGGGCGGCGTTAAATCCTGGTCAAATGTTGTAAACCCGCGCAGTTGCGGGTTTTGCGCGGGGTTACGGGGCGTGGTGTTGCATCCCGGTCAAATCTTCAGGCAAGAAAAAACCCCGCGCGGGGCGGGGTTGGCAGTTTGGGAAAGCGGTTTAGGCGGCAAGTTGCGGAATCATATCCGCCAGTTGTTGCGGGGTGTTGCCTACTTCACATTTCAGGTTTTGGCGGCGCAACAAATAGTGGGTTTTGTCTATCAGGTTATCGGTCATGCGCGCTTCCTCCCTGTCATCACGTTCGGGATTATAGATAAATAGGGTGCCGCGTCCGTCTGGTGCGGCAATTTCCAGCTCTCCCCGCGCCCACGCCAGGCGTTGCTCAGCGATGTCAGGGGAGTGCGCCAGGGAAACCAGGGAAGCAACCTGCCTCGTTGGGGGGACGTAGATGTCAATATCAGCAGGATATTTCCTGCCGGGCAAGGCAACGGGTTCATTCACCCAGTAACGGGCGAAATCGGGCTGTTGTTCATTGACCAGCCGTCTGATGAACTTGCGCAGTTTGGTCGTATTCATGACTGCCTTGTTGTGTTTCTTCGCTGGAAGACGGGACAGGGTAACGTGATCATGATAGAGGTCAGCCATGATTTCGTTCACATCGTCGCCTGCGACAAATTTTGGACTGTCCACGATGAGATGCGGCGAGAAAGTTTTGATGTTCTGCCCTGTTTGTAAATGGTTGTGCAGCAGGCGCAGGAAAAAGGCGATGTTTTCCCTTTCGCCAAACAGGCGGGCAAAAGGTTCGGCATCGTGCAACATACGGAAATATTGCCTCTTGCCGATGCGCAACACCACGCCGACGTTGAGCCGTTCTCCGGTGGTCAGGTCGGGAGAAAAGCCGAGCGCAAACCACTTGCCGCGCAGTTTGGGCGGCTCTCCGGGCAAGGCGTAGCGCTGCAGCACCTCGTCTATATCATGTGGTAGCGTGTTTTTAGCAGGCATGATGCGTTCTGTTCGCGGGTTTTGATGAAATCAAGAAACAGTCTGCTTTCTTCTTCCGTCAGCAGGAGGGATGCCCAAGATTCTAACTCATCCCATGCCGCCGGGGCTATAGATGGCTGCTGTGTCGTGGCATGGATGACCTCGCTTTTCTTGTGATATTGCCCGGCAAGGTCAGCAAGCTGGTTGCGGTAAGCCTTGCCGTTGTCAATGTCTGCCGCCGTCCAGTTGCCATGCAGATCCGTTTCGGTGATGAGTATGCCGTTATCAATCAACAGGTAGTTATCCGTGCCAGTGCGCAGGAGATTGTACGGGTGACGGTCGGTATTGGCGATGTTGTCATCCAGCGCGACGGCTGCGCCCAAATGCGGCCCGCGCGCAATACTTTCTTCCCTTTCGGTGGAGTGGGTATCAAGTGGCATATTCATGGCTTTTGCGGTTTCCGTACAAAATAACGGGATATTTGGCTTCTGATATATCCAGTCATAAAGTTTTACAGGACAGTAACGCCGGATTTCGGGAATATTCTCTCTGGCTATATAGGTCATGAATGCGTGTGCAGGTTGTGGTACACCACGGCAGCGGGTGATAATGTAACCGGCAATTTCATTAAATAATCCTTTTCCCCCTTGGGTGCGATAGGGTTTGCAATGAAACAGTTTTCTTTGTCCGTCAATATTGAAATTGGCAGTAAATACAGGGCTGATATGTCCTGATTTTCCTGGCTGTACCCAATTGTTGAACCGGATGTAGACAGATGAGGGCAGAATGGGGACGATGGGTGATGCCATTGCTATCCGTGATTGCATTGCGGGCTGCCGTAGGCGCTGCCACCTTCAAGGCATTCACACGCCTCGCCATCCTTGTCACGGTCTAGACTGGTGTTGCCGCCGTGTTCGTCGTGGTAGCGTTGCGCTTCCTCTTGGTTACTGAAGTCGCTACACCGTACCGCGTAAACAGAGGGGATGGTTGCGGCAAGTACCAAAGCCAATATTGTTTTCATATCTTTCTCCTTAGTTTAATGTTTAAGCCGTTTCAACCATGAACACCAAAACATCCGCCCAATTACCAGAAATTGTGTTTCCATCATTTTTTCAGCATCATAAATTTCATCGGGGAATAGTTCCTTATCTTCGTTGAGTGAGCGAATCATATATCGCCCCTCCCCTAAATTAAGTATCTGTTTTAAGCGTTCCTTGCCTTCTACATTTATTAGGTAAATTTCTTCATTATAGATACGTGTGCAGTTCGTATCTATACCAATAACAGCGTGGTCTGGAATAGAGGGCGCATTACTTTCTCCGTCCGCATAACCAACGATTACTTTATCTGGGTCTTGAACCCCCGCTTTTCTAAGTGAATTCATATAAAAAGGGAATTTTATATATTCTCCCGAATCTTCGTTTGAAACGCCGCTTCCATTCGCCATAGAAAAATTGGGAACAAAATTGACGTAAACAATTTCACCTCTTTTATTCGTTTCAGTTTTCGGTATTTCGTTGATGTCGTCATACGGCAATAGCGTTCCCGCACGGGAAAAATCCTGAACAATGGGTGATTTTACGCCTGGTATTTCTTCCGGTGCGCCATCGCCATATAGAAGCCATTCCGGGGTGCATTGCAGTAGTTCAGAGAGCTGTAAGGCGTATCGGGTTGGAGCGTTGATTCCTTGCCGCCATTTCGTGATAGCGGCGCTGGATGCTCCGGTTGCGCGGGTGATGTCTGCTCCGCTGATGTCGAGGTCTTTCATCCGGCGGATGAGGCGCGCTGATACGGCTTTTGGGTCAATTTCTTTTTTCATAGCAACATCATATCCCTTTCCTTACTTAGGTAAGTAACATTTTACGTTGCAAATTCTAACTTTAGTAAGTAACATATTCTAACCAAAACTGCTACTGAGGTTAGATATGCTCACGCAAGACGCTGTTGCTTTCTTCGGAAGCAAGGCAAACATAATGAAATTATTGGGTTACAGCAATGCCGCCGTTTATCGTTGGGGCGATGTTGTACCTGAATCTAGTGCGGGGCGCTTGTACGTCCTAAGCGGCCACAAAATCCCATACCGTACTGAAGACTATACACCCGACCACGAACCCGCCGCCCCGGAGGAGGTCTGACCGTGGGCGCGATGCGATGCCCGACGTGCGGCGGGCGGCTGATGTACCGCACGACAATCACCATCAACCCGTATGCCATCCGCAATAACTGGGTCTTCCCGCGCTGCGAGCAACAAAAAACCGCCCCGAAGGGCGGCTATCGAAACGAGCCGATGGAGGTCGGCATGAATAGTCTCAGACGCTCAACAGTTATCACGAGCTATCCAAAACAATCCACGAGGTAATTATGACCAATCTACAGACTCTTGACAAGAAAAATCTGCTGGTCGGCGATGCCGTCATCAGTATCCAGGGCGGGTTGTACTCGCTCAATGACCTGCACCGTGCGAGCGGTGGCGAGGCAAAACACCAGCCCGCGAACTTCCTGCGACTGGATACCACGCAAGCGCTCATTGATGAAATTTCCAATGAAATCAATCGCTCATCAGATGTGAGGAGCGGTGTTATCCACGTCATTAACGGCAACGGTGGCGGCACTTACGTCTGCAAGGAGTTGGTGTACGCCTATGCGATGTGGGTGAGTGCCGCGTTCAACCTGCGTGTCATCCGCGCTTTTGACGCTGGTGTTTCCGCGCCCGTCGCACCCGCCGTACCACAAACATTGCCAGAGGCACTGCGCCTTGCCGCCGATATTGAGGAACAGCGTGCGGCTCTTGAGGCGAAGGTCGCGGAAGACGCGCCGAAGGTGGAGTTTTACCACGACGTTACCGGCAGCGACAACGCTATCGACATGGCGACGGTCGCCAAAGTCCTGAACCGTGGCATCGGGCGCAACCGCCTCTTTGCCTTCTTGCGCGAGGCGGGCGTGCTGGATAGCCGCAATGCGCCCTATCAGCGCTTCGTGGATATGGGCTGGTTTCGCCAGGTGGAGACGAAATGGCAGAAGGCCAACGGCGACTGGCAGATCGGCATCAAGACGGTGGTGTTTCAGAAGGGCGTGGAGGGCATCGCCCGCCTGCTGGACAAGAAGGAGGCGGCATGAGGTACATCAGCCTTTGCAGCGGCGTCGAGGCGGCATCGTTGGCATGGGAGCCTTTGGGCTGGCAGCCGCTGATGTTCGCCGAGGTCGCCCCTTTTCCGGCGGCGGTGCTTGCGCACCATTGGCCGCACGTCCCGAACCGGGGAGATATTACACAGCATGGAGATTGGCCGGATGCAGCAGTTGAGCTTGTTGTTGGAGGCACGCCCTGCCAGGCGTTCAGCGTCGCCGGGAAGCGCGGCGGGCTGTCTGACCCGCGAGGCCGCCTCATGCTGGCTTTCCTCGATGTGGTCGCCAGCTACCGTCCCCGTTGGGTCGTCTGGGAAAACGTCCCTGGCGTTCTGCACAGCGGACGCGGACGGGATTTCGCCGCCTTCATCGGGGGCTTGGTTGAGCGCGGGTATTGCTGCGCCTGGCGGGTGCTTGACGCTCAGTTTTTCGGAGTGCCCCAACGCCGCCGCCGTGTCTTCGTTGTCGGACATCTTGGAGACTGGGAGCGTGCCGCAGCGGTTCTTTTTGAGCGCGCGGGCGTGCGCGGGGATTCTGCGGCGGGCAGAAGTGCGGCGGCGGGTGCTGCCGGAGCGGCTACGGCTGGCGCTGGAGACGGTCGCGCAATCGTGATGGCGCACGGGCAAGGCGGCGCGGAAATTTGTGAGGACACCGCACCAACGCTGACCTGCAACCACGAAGCGCCGGTAATGGTGCATGGCGCGCAGAACCCGGTTGTTTCGGACAGGGCGCTACCTGTGGGGCGCAATCAGGGGCTGGAGAATGTGGTTTGTCTTGCGGGCAATACCATCGGGCGCGCGCCTGCACATGGTGGCAATGGCGACGGTTACAGCGCCGATGGCGTGAGCTACACGCTGACGTCTGCCGACCGCCATGCGGTGCAGTTCGGGCAGGTGGTGCGCCGCCTGACGCCGCTGGAGTGCGAGCGTTTGCAGGGGATGCCGGATAACCACACCCGCATCCCGTGGCGTGGCAAGGCGGCGGAGGCTTGCCCGGACGGCCCGCGTTATGCCGCCATCGGCAACAGTATGGCGGTGCCGGTGATGCGCTGGATTGGCGAGCGGATTCAACAGGTGGAGGTGGCGGCATGAGCTGGCTATTTGACGACCCGCCGCGTGGGCGGTTCGTGGCCGTGCATCCTGACGGGTCGGCATCGCTGTATTGGTTCGGTGAGGATGGCAGTTTTCTCGATGCTGATTGCTGTTTTGCCGATACCGACAAGCCCCATAGCGGCGATGAGGTTGCCGCATGGTTGCGGGGCGCTGGTTTTATCTGCTGGCAGGCGTTGCCGGAGAGTTTCCGTTTTTGGTGGGAGTCGAAGAAATGAGCTGGCTGTATGACGAGCCGCCAGAGCGCGGCAGGTTTGTAGCGCTGTATGACGATGGCAGCGGTGCAGAGTTATTCGTCTGGAGCGACGACGGGCATTTGTTGGACGCCGATGGCGACGACCACGGCGTGATGGATAGGGAGGAGTTGGATGATTGGCTGTATGAGACCGGTCATTGGTGCTGGACAGCGTTGCCGGAGGGGTATGCCGTGGGTTTTGGGGTAACAACGACTGCGGCGCGAGATACGCGCTGGCGCTTTGTCGAGATGCCCGCGCGTGGCGTGCGCTTTGTCGCGCTACGCAAGGACGGCCGCGGGGCGGAGGTGTCTTTCCGCACGCCGCTGGGCGCAGTTGTGGATGGCGACGGCGAGGAGCGCCTGCCCGCATGGGCGACAGATGCCGCGCTGGTGTCGTGGTTCGAGGATGCGGGGTTTGCCTTCTGGTTGCCCCTGCCGGATGGGATGCGGTTGTTTTTTGAGGTGCGGTCATGAGCGGGATTTTGGGCGCAGATTTCCGCGAGGTGATTCGCGGGCGCGTGTGCGTGGACGGGGTGCTGTACCGCCATCCACAGTTGTCTGCGTATGAGGGGCAGACGGTAACGATTTGGTACGGCGAGACCCTCGTCGTCGCCGAGCCGGTCGGTGCGCGCAATATTTTGGATTTTCTGGTGTTGGACGAGGTGCGGTCATGAGTCGCATCAGTAACTCTTTCACCATCGCCAACGCCATTGTCGATTTGGATTTGCGCCGGATGTCCGGCAATGCGCTCAAGTGCTATGTGGTGATTGTGCGCAAAACCACAGGATGGAACAAGTCTTCAGACCGCATTTCCATCAGGCAGTTTCAGGAGCTTGCGGGCATTGCCAAACGCGACACGGTTGGCAAGGCGCTACGCGAACTTGAGGAAATGGGGCTGATTATCCGCCATGAATCGTACGGGAAAATCACGACCTACTCGCTCAATTTTGACGAGCCATCGCCATCTTCCGACGACCATACCCACCCCGATGAACGGGGTGACACCCACCCCGATAAACGGGGCTACCCCGACGAATGGGGTCACCCCGATAAACGGGGCATGACCCACCCCGATGAACGGGGTGACACCCACCCCGATAAACGGGGCACTACAAAAGACACTATGACAAAAGACACTTCTAACAAAGGGAGTGTGTGCGCTGACGCGCCACCCGCGCCCGCTGAACCCGACAAGCCAAAACCGAAACGGCAGTCGAAGGCGGACGAGTTCGTCGCGTTCGTGGTTGCCCGTGGGGTGGTGGAGGCGACTGCCCGCGATTGGTGGCAGTACCGCGCTGGCAAGCCGATGACGGAATCTGCCTGGCAGCGGCATTGTGCGCAGGCAGAGGCAGCGGGTATCAGCGTGCAGGAGGCGGCGGCGTTCGCAGCGGGCAAGGAGTGGCGCGCATTTTACGCCGAGGGCTATCAGCGCGAGCAGGCGGATTTGGCGCTGGCACGGCAGGTTGGACAGCCACCGCACGGCCGCGTGTTTGACCAGCAGGGGCGTGATGTCGTGCCGGGTGCTGGCACGCCGGGGATGCCGGGCGGGTTTGGCAGCGTACCGCAGGGCGGCAGCGCCATCAGCCGGGGTTTGGCGATTCTGGACAGTTTCATTCAAGACGAGGATTAAATCATGAAAATCAATCAGTTGCCCAAGAGCGTCAGTAATGCGGTGGCAAACGGCCTGAAGCGTTTGCTGGTGCTGCGCATGGAGGGCGCGCCGTCGTCTGACGACATGGCGGCGGTGTTGCAGGTGTGGCTGGAGGCGCTGGCGTGTGGCAGGAGCTGGGAGGACGGCGACGATGCGCGCGTCCGTGCGGCTTTTTTGCGCCTGTGCCAGACGTGTGTACGCTGGCCGCAACCGGCGCAGTTGTTGGCATCCCTGCCACCGAAGGATTCGCCGCTGGCGTTGCCGGAACCGCCGATGAGCGCCGAAGAACGCGCTCAACGGGACGCTTGGCTGTCGGAGTTGGTCGCCATGATTACCGGCAAGGTGCGTATGCCGCGCGACGGGGATGATGCCATGCCCAAAGGCGGCGAGGCATGACCGGCGCGATGTTGCGGCGTATCCGCGAAGCCTACGACCTCACGTTGGCTCAGGTGGCAGAGATGAGCGGGTTGTCCACGTCGGTTATCGGTGGCATTGAGAGTCGCGGGGTGTCCTACGCCCATGTTTGTCGATTGCATTGTCCTAAACGCAATAGCTATCGACAGCTGACTTGGAGGCAATATCTCAAGGCGCTGCGGTTGCTACGTACAGGACACAAGTCGGCCGTCAGAACGCAGGCAATATCTGTTCGTCATGGTGTGCTGAAACCATCGCCGGATGCTGTGATGGTGGAGCGCGACGGCGTGCGGGAGTGGGTAAAGGTCGTCGAGTACCGCGACGGCCGCAAGTACGGCTTCGCCTGGCGTGATGGCGACTGGTATCGCGCCGCGTGGGTTGAGGAGCGTTTTCTTGGGCGCAAGGTCACGCCACGTTTTGCCGAGGGCGACGAGGCGTACCCGGATGCCGGGCTGGCGAGGTGGCGTAATGGCTATTGAGGTGCGTCATGGTTAAGCCCGTCAGCGACGGTTACGACGCCTGGTACATCGACCAGGTACTCAACATCTGCCTCGCCCGCTGGCTCAATCCAGCCATCGTCCCGCAAATGTGCCGGGCGCTGGAGATGCAATGTGAGCGCAAGCGCGACCGGCAGGTGTTGATGATGCTGCGCAAGAGCAAGCAGCCGGCAGCGCAGATTGACGAGATTTTCCGATTTATCGAGAGGCTTTTGCGGAGGGAGAAATGAACGGACAGCAGTTTCGGCTGGTGAATGAGCAGGTGCGCGGTAATGCGATGCGCGCCGTGCAGGCGGCGGCTATTGATGGCGATGCAATCCTGGTGGTGCGCATTGAGCCGGAGGAGAAACATCGCACGAAGCGGCAAAACCGCTATCTCTGGGGCGTGGTGTACAAGCATCTGGTGGACAACGACCCCGGCTATTTCGTCAATGAGGAGACGGAGCGGTTATTGCACGGGCGCGGTATTGCGGTGACGGAAATCGTGCATGAGTTTTGCAAGGCGCAATTCCTGCCGCCGGTAGATTTGGGGATTGGTGGCGGGATGCGCATCACGAAATCCACCGCGAAATTGAACCGGCAGGAATTTAACGATTATGTCGAAAACATCCGCCGCTGGGCAGCGGAAGCGTTGCAGGTATTTATCCCTGACCCGTATGCCTGCGGTTATGAGGATTTGGTTTGGAGGGGGCGATGAGTAAAGGTTTTTCACCCGATGAGTTGAAAGCGCTGAAAAAGAAAATGCGAGATTGGCGCAAAAGCCGTTCGCACTATCCCATCGTTTTTTCAGAGCGGGAGGCAATGGAGGTGTTGCATATCCACTACGTGAATTTATGCGATGGATTTTTGCATGGAGCCAGGGCGAAGAAACCAATAGATGCGGTTTTTGTGATTCCGGCGATTGAAGTGATCTTACAAGAGTATCGGTAATGAGCATCAAGAAAACCCGCCAGCAATGGCTACTCGACAAGGCGCGTGGGCAGCAATGTACCGCAATGCTCCCCGGCGTCTGTAACCACGACCCGGCGACGACGGTGGCGGCGCATGTGTCGCTCCCCGGCATGGGCATCATGGGCGGCAAACCGCACGATTTGCATTGCGCGTGGTTGTGCAGCGCTTGCCACGATGTCCTCGACGGGCGTGTGTCGTCTGATCTGGAGCGGGATTTTGTCCGTGCCGCTGTCTATGAGGCGGTGCTGCGCACGCAGTCACGGCTGTTTGCGCTACTCACGCCCGCCGAAAAACAGCGGTTGGGGGAGGAGTTATGAGCAAGCCAATCATCCGCTGGATGGGGGGGAAATCCAGACTGGCAAAGACGGTTTTGCCGCTTTTTCCGAAGCATACGGCCTACATTGAACCTTTCTGCGGCGGCGCGGCATTGTTTTTTCGCAAGCCGCCTGCCAAGTGCGAGGTGCTGAATGATATTAACGGCGATCTGATGAATTTGTATCGCGTGGTGCAGCATCATTGCGATGAGTTTGTGCGGCAGTTTGATTGTATTCCTTCATCCCGGGAGCTGTTTGAGCAATGGCTCCATGCGCCGACTGCGGGATCGACCGATATACAGCGCGCCGTGAGGTTTTATTACATAAAGCAAAATAATTTCGGCGGCAAGGATAAGGCACAAAACTACGGCTATGCGCGGACGGGGGCGAGTAATTACCGGCACGGGAAAATACGCGCGCGGCTTGGATTGGCGCACAAAAGACTGTGTGGCGTATTTATCGAAAATCTGCCGTGGCAAGAGGTGTTTGCCCGTTATGATGCCACGGAGAGTTTCTTTTATTGCGACCCACCGTATTACAGAACGAGTGGCTACAGGACTGTTTTCCCGTTGGCGGAATATCAAATGCTCGCGGAGATTATGCGCACCTGTAAAGGCAAGGTTTTGTTATCCGTGAACCGCCATGAAAGGATGTGCGAAATTTTCGCGGGCTTTGCCGTGCACGAGGTGCAAACCACATACACGTTAGACAGCAATAACCAACAGCAAACGGAGCTGCTGGTTGCCAATTACGATATGGAGGTGCCATGAGCTTTGCCATTACCCTGCCGATGCCGCCGTCGGTCAATCACTACTGGCGGCACGGGCGCAACGGCACTTACATCAGCGCCGAGGGCAAGGCGTACCGCGCCGAGGTGTTGCGCCGTTGCAAGTCGCCGGTGGTGCTGTATCCGCACCAGCGCCTTGCCGTAACCCTCACGCTGCACGCCAACAGCCGCCGCCCCTACGATGTGGACAACCGCGCCAAAGCGTGCCTCGACGCCCTGGAAAAGGCGGGCGTCTATGGCAACGACGGGCAAATCGACCGCCTCTTTGTCCTGCGCGGCGAGGTGCGCGACACAGCCGCCTGCGAGGTGCGTATTGAGGTGATTGGATGAGCATTGAGTATCACATGCTCCGCTGGCGCCGCTGGAATCTGCTGCGCAATGGCACGCCACAGGGGGCGCGCTGTAATTTGGGCAAGCTGGCGCAGTCCACGCCAGACGATGATGACGTCGCGCCGCTATCTGATAGCGAGGCCGAGGCGGTCAATCGTGCGCTGGCGTCGCTCAAGGCAAGGTATCCCGACGCGCACCGGGCGATTGTGGCGCGCTATGTCGATGGCGCACAGGATTCGCGCGGAGTGGCGCAATACTGCGGCTTCAGCCAGACAGCAGCCAAGGTTTTTCTGCGCGAGGGATATGCGTTTTTGGATGGGGTTGTGGGGCGCGGATAGGGGGAGCAAAAAAAATTTTGCAAGAGGGCTTGCTTCGTATCGTATATACGATATAATGACGCCATCAAATCAAACAGGAGCATCCCATGAAAAAAGAAACTTTTGACGCCAAAACCCCCAGCGGTATCGCTGTAAAAATTGAAATCGAGATGGATTGTAATGGTTGGAAGGCCACCCATCTTGATGTTAATAGTACTGGTCGTTACCCCGTCCTGTCACTCAACATGTATAGCGGCAAGACGCTTAGTAAGGCCGGCTTCCCTCTTCCTGCCAGTGAAGAACTCTACTGTGTCTATAGAATAGACAAGAACGGTAGCACATGTGACGTTGTCATCGCCCCCGAAAGCGCCCATAAAATGGGAGACGAAATTCATGCGTTGCGGGCTGCCCGTAAAGAACAGTGGAAAAATGAATGGCAGGCTGAGAAAGCCGCCGAACAGGCAGCGTTGGAAGCTAAAATCCCAGGGATTACCGCCCTGCAAGAAGCCTATGAGGCTGAAGCCGCCTATCGCGCTGCATTTGGCCGCGCGATGGAAGATGAAGGGCGCGATGGTGTAGCGATGCCAAAGCGCCCCAAGGCAAATATCGCCGAACTCGAAAAAGCGCATCCTCGCGCTGCGCTCTATATCAAGGCGGACGATTATAGCGACGCCATGAACGACAAGAAGGCGGCGGCTGGCGAAAAAGCCAAAAAAATGCTGGAAGAAGGAGCCTCCCTTGAAGCGGTAGAAGAAGTCCTGAAAAACTGGATGCCAGAAAGCGCCATGTGGGATTGATATGAGCGACGAAACTAGCTGTAAAACGCCAGCCCAGCAGGCGAAAGCCAGATACGAACAGAAACGGGTCATCAAGCCCGTTTCTTTCAATGTTGAGCAAGATGCCGAGTTGCTGAAGAAAGCAGACAGCATCAAGGATTTTTCCCGATGGGTAAAAGACCGATTGCGGGAAACTTGACTCCCGGGCGCCCGGAAACTATACTGAAGTCGTTAGCTTGGAATTATTGCAATTTCAACTAACACCCGCTTTGGCGGTCGCCCTTCGGGGCGCGAATTGAAACTGTAAATGGTAAATTACTTCGTAGAGTACGAAGTAAAACAAAGCCCGCCTTGTGCGGGCTTTTTGTTGTTCCCGCTCTGCGCAAGCATCGGACTTCCGCCCGCATCACGCGGGCTTTTTTATTGCCCGGAGGCAATGATGAACGCTGATTTTCAAACCGTGCTGCGGCTGCTCGCCAAGCATGAGGGCGGCTGGAGCGACCGCGACCGTGATGCCGACCCCGGCGGCAAGACGATGTACGGCATCACCCAGGACACCTACAACGACTGGTGCGATCAGAAGGGCAAGCCGCACGGCGAGGTGCGCCATATCGCCTACGCCGAAGCTGCCGCCATTTACCGCGCCAACTATGCCAATCCCATCCGCTATGAAGACCTGCCGCCGGGGATTGGTTATGCGGTGTTTGACCTCGCCGTGAACGCGGGTGTGTCGCGCGCGGTGCGCTTGTTGCAAGAGGTGCTGGGCATCCGCCAAGACGGCATCGTTGGCAGTCAGACGCTGGCGGCGGTACGTGCCGCTAATCTGCCCGAGCTCATCAAGCGCTACTGCGCCGCCCGCCGCAAGTGGCAGTTGCGCCTGAAGAACGCGAAGAAGAACCCCGGCTGGGTGACGCGCATCAACGACGTGGAGCGCGATGCACTGCGCATGGCAGGCGAGGCGGACAAGGCGCGCCGCCCGGGGCAGTCGGTGAATGATGCGCGCAGGGCGGCGGTTGCCGCGCGGGGCGATGTGATTGCCGAACCGCCGCTTGACCATGTGCCGGATGACGGGCGCGGTACCAAGGCATACGGCCGCGCTCGTGCGCCTGCCAGCGAGTATGTTGCCCCGGCCACCGGTGCGGCGGCGCTGATTGGTGCCGCGGCAGACACGGCCGCGAGTGCAGGCGACTTGCACGACAACCTTGCCCGCTTTTTGCCGCCGTGGTTGTGGTTTTTGGTGCTGGCGGGCGTCATCGGTTATCTCTGCTGGCGGGTGTGGCGTGCTCGCGCGGATTAAGGGCTGGGCGCTGCATGCGCTCGCTGCTGTCGTCCTCGCCCTCGCGTTTGCGCTCAATGTGCTGCGCGCCAAGAATGCCCGCCTCAATGCGGAGCTGGAACGGCGGGAGCGCTCACGGTTGCAGGCCATCGCCGACGGCCTCAAGGAGAGGGCGGCACGCGCCAATCAGGCGGCGGTCGCATCCAAGCGGGAGCGCGAGGAAGCTGAGAAGTTAATTCAACAGGGTAGGAGGGATTATTTTGAGCGGGAAAAATAAATACGGGCTGCATGAGTCCAGTTTTGAGCATGTTTGTTACGGTCTTTTTGTCGGCGCGGAAGGTATCAAGGCGTTTTGCGAAAAGCATGAATTGCCACCGCTGGAGTTTGACCCGGAACAGGAGCTTGCGGTTACGCATCATCTTCGTGACCGCGAAACCGGCGAAACGCTTGCGCTGGTCGTTATCCGCGATTTGGGGCAGTTGAATTCCAAAATCTGCGGCATGATTGTCCATGAAGCCGCCCACGTCTGGCAGAACATCCGTGAAGCGATGGACGAGGAATCGCCAAGCCATGAGTTTGAGGCGTACTCTCTGCAATGGATTGTGCATGACCTGATTGAGGATTATGGCATGGCAACCAACTCGGAAAGGATGGGTGATGAAACGTAATACTGCGGTGGCTTTGGCCGCCGTTTTTGTTTTTGGCGCGACGGGTTGCGCGCGGGTGGAGTATGTACCTTTGCCACCGCCGCCCTGCCCGCCGATGCCAGCCCTGCCCGTGGTTAAGGGCACGGATTTGGCGACGTTGTCGGACGACGCTTACCGGGATTTGGTGGAGCGCGAGTTGCGGCTCAAAGAGCATATCGGGCAATTAAGGAGCATGTGCGATGAAAAACAATGAACACGATGAAGATGTCCACAAGACTGTGTTTGACTGGCGTATTAGCATGGGCAACGTGTTGGTCGTCGTTGGCATGGTCCTCAGTGGCTTTTGGTTCCTTGCTGATGTGGACAAAGCTAATGCGTTACAAGATGCCAAAATCGAAACGTATCAAATCACGCTGCAAACCGCGATCGAAGCTGAGAAACAGGCACGCAAAGATGCGGGCGTCGTTGAACAGCAGGCGCGCCGTGAGGCTGACCAAGATTTGCGCATCCGCATGGATGCTGACCGCACCGAGATGCGGCAACAGTTTGCAGATATGCGGCAACAATTCAGCAAGCTAAACGACAAGATGGACGCCCTGCTGAAACAGCAAGGCGAGAAGCAGTAATGGCACGCTTATCGGCAGAGCAATGGACGATGGCGCGCGCGGATTATGAAATCCGTGGGCTGTCGGTTACAGAGGTTGCCAAAAAGTACGGGTGCGCCAAATCTGCTGTGTCGATGCGTGCTAAATCCGAAGGCTGGCAGGCGGGCAAAACTGAACAGGCGGTTACAGATAAGGTAAACGCAATCATGCAGTTGGCAAGGGTTGAACAGGAAACTGAACTCAAACTGAACGCTACTGAACGCGCGGTGTTTGACACCGTGGTTATGGACGACGTGGCTTTCCGCGCACAGAACGATGCTGACCTGGAAGCGGTATGCCGGCACATGATGATGTTGCTTCCGGGGCTGGATAAACCTGCGGATGTTAAAGCGGCTGCGGAGACGTTGCGCATTGCGCGTGAGAGCCGATTGGGCAAGACCCCAGACACCGCAATCCAAATCAACAACAACGCCCCGGCGCGTATTGAGCGGGTGATTGTCGATGCGCATTGACACCCCGCGCTGGGCGCTACCGTTATTGCAACCGGCACGCTACAAGGGCGCGCATGGTGGTCGTGGCGGTGGCAAGTCGCATTTCTTCGCCGAGGCGATTGTTGAGGCGCATTTGCTCGACCCAAACAGCAAGACGGTGTGCATCCGCGAAATCCAGAAATCGCTACGCCACAGCGTGAAGGCGCTAATTGAAGCGAAAATCGAGAAACTCGGCGTGCTGTCGCATTTTGACATCCAGCGCGATCTCATCCTCAACCGCCACGGGGGCGGGCTGATTATTTTCCAAGGGATGCAAGACCACACGGCGGACAGTATTAAGTCACTTGAGGATTTTGACCGCGCCTGGATTGAGGAGGCGCAGACGATTTCGGCGCGCTCGCTGCGCCTGCTGCGGCCAACCATCCGCAAAGCGGGCAGTGAGATTTGGGCGAGCTGGAATCCCGAAAACGAAACCGACCCGATTGACCAGTTGCTACGGGCAGACCCGCCGCCGGATAGCATCGTGGTAGAGGTCAATCTGCACGACAACCCCTTTGCGAGCAAGGAAACGTGGGACGAGTATGAAAACGACCGCGAGCGCGCCGCGCGTCGGCAGGATGCGGGAGACAAGAATGCGTGGGCGGACTTTGAACACGTCTGGCATGGCAAGTATGCCGTGCTGTCTGCGGCGCAGGTGTTGGCCGGTTGCTACCGCATTGAGGCATTGGAGCCGCAACCGCATTGGGATGGCCCTTACTTCGGCGTGGACTGGGGCTTTGCGAGCGACCCGACGGTGATGGTTAAGTGCTGGATAGACGGCAAGACGCTCTATGTTGAGCAGGAGGCATGGGGCGAACACGTCGAGACGGTGGACGTCCCCGCGCTATTTGACCGCATTGACGGTGCGCGCCAGCACATTATCCGTGCCGACAGCGCCCGCCCGGAGATGATTAGCCACCTGCGCAACCACGGCTATCCGGGGATGCGGGCGGCGGACAAATGGCCGGGGAGTGTCGAGGACGGCATCGGCTGGCTGCGCGGCATGGAGATTGTCATCCACCCGGATTGCAAGCACGCGCAAGAAGAAGCGCGCCTGTGGAGCTACAAGACTGACCGCTTGACCGGCGACGTGTTGCCGAAGCTGGAAGACCGGAATAACCACGTGATCGACTCAATCAGGTATAGCGTATCGCCGCACATCCGTCGCGGTGGGGCAGGCGTGAGCAGCGTGGTGGCATCCGCCCGCCGACGTATGGGCAACAGATTATGAGGACAAAGATGTTTTGGGGATGGTTTAGCAAGACCAAGCAGCCGCAGGGCAAGGTGCGCGTCAATCCGGTCAAGGCGGGGGCGCAGTTTGTCGTACCGACCTACAACCTGAGCGCCGCCGACGTCGATGAGGTGCTTAAGCGTGCCAATCTAACCCGCACCGACCTGCTCAAACTGCTCTACGATGACGAGATTTCAGGCTGCATCTCCCGCCGGACTGCGGCGGTCATGGGCAACGCTTGGCACATCGAGGGCGACAACACCGACTGGCTCTATGAGGCAGTATCCGCCGTGTACGAGGATGCAGTGCGTATCATGATGCAGGCGTTGTGGGTGGGGTCGAGCATCGGCGAGCTTATCTGGCAGGACGGTGAGCAAAAGACCATCCGCGCCATCGTGCCGCGCGTCATCGAGCAATTTAAGGCCGATGCTGACGGTAACCTGGTTTGGAAATCGCCGAACGGTGGCGAGGTTGCGGTCATCCCTGAAAAGGTGCTGCGCGGTGCGGTCAATGTCAATGAGACCAACCCTTACGGCGATGCACTGCTCTCCCGTGTCTATTGGGCGTGGTTCGCCAAGAATTACGCCGAGCAGTTCTGGAGCAAGTTTGCCGAGCGTCACGCCTCGCCGATTACCGTCATCAAGAGCGCGGTCAATACTGCCAACCGGGACGAGGCACAGCGGGATTTGGCGGCGCTGGCTGCTGCGGGTTCGACCGCCGTCGCTGACGGTGTTGTCGCCATGAGCGACCAGGACACCATCGAGTTTATCTCCGCCAGCGACGACGGCACCGCGCACGAAAAATACACCCGCCACCAAATCCAGCGCATCCAGAAGACGCTGCTGGGACGGGTGCTGACCTCTGAGTTGGAGACTGGCTCACGCGCTGCGCAGGAGACTGACGACGGTTTTACGCGCGACATTGCCGACGCCGACCTGACTTTTGTCGAGCGCGGCATCAACCATCTGGTGGATTGCCTGCTCACCATCAATGGCATGGACGCCGATGGCGTGTACTTCACCTACGAGCGCGCGCAGGCGATTGACAAGAGCCGCTGGGAGAGAGACGTTGCGCTACTCAATACCGGCAAGGTAGAGCTGACCGAGCAATACTACCTCGATAACTACGGCTTTGAGCCGCAGCATTTCCGGGTGGTCGTGGCGGCTCCGGCCACACCCAAACTCTCGCTCTCGCTCTCGCAACTGACACCGGGTGCGCAGGAGGTGGAGGACGGTATCGTCGCTGCGCTCAAGGACGCCCCGGAAATGCTCGGCGTGGAGGCGGTGCTTGCCGTCGCCCGCGAGGCACACGATGAGGCAGACCTGATGCGTCGCCTGGTACTGCTCTATGACGACCACGACGACAGCAAGTACGTTGACTGGCTGGCGGGCGCATTGGCGTTGGCAGCGGCACAGGGCTACGTCCACGCTGATAAGGGGCGTTACTGATGGCGCACTATCCCTCTGCTGCTGACTACCTGAGCGCCCGTGGCGTGGAGCCAGCGGCAGACTTTTATGCGCGGCTGGAACATCTGCGGCAAGAGGCGTGGACGCTCGCCAAAATTAGCGACGTTGAGCAGATCGAACAGGTCAAGCAGAGCCTCATCAAGGCGCTGGAGGAGGGCAAGAGCTTCCGCGAGTGGCAGCAGGCGCTCACCCCGGAGATGCTGGCGCTCCCGCAACACTATCAGGAGACCGTGTTCAGAACGGCGGTGCTGTCATCCTACAACGGGGCGAAATGGACACACTTCCGCGCCCACGCCGAACGCCGCCCCATCCTGCGCTACGTTGCCATCAATGACCGTCGCACCCGCCCGGCACACCACGCTCTGCACGGGTTGATGATGCCGGTGGATGACCCGCGTTGGCAGCAATTAGCCGCCCCAAATGGCTTTAACTGCCGCTGCTCTATGATGAGTTTGTCCGAGCGACAGGCAAAGGCGTTTGGTTACACAGGAGCGCCAACCGAAATCCCGACGTGGGAGGACGAGCATGGCGTGCAACACACCGCCGCGCCGGATAACGGTTGGGCGCATAGCCCGGAGCGTAGCGACCTCACCGATTACCTGCGCCAACGCGAGGCGAAGACGGGGCTTGGCAAGGCCACATACACGGAGCCGCCGCCATCATTACCTTCGCCCGAAAATTGGCAGGACGTTGCAAAAATTGGCGAGGAGATATGGCAGAAGCACGCAGATTTATTGGACAACGTCAATTTTGATTGGCTGCGAGATAAATTGCCGCATCAAATGGACGAGGTAATCTCGGAGAAGCGCAACGAATTTTTGAATGCCATACAGGAAGTGTTCAAACGAGAAGGAGTTGAAACCGGTGCGACGGTGAAGGCTGAAGGTGATGCAACCAAGAAATTTCAGGATGCCATTAAGCGCTATCCTGCCTCATGGGTTAATAAAGCAAACGAATCAGGGACGGTGTATATCCGCAACCTAAAAGAGCGGGGGTACCACGCCTATATAGATGATGAAATACTTCCGTATATGCAGAGCGAGAGATGGCTAAGCAAACAAAAATATCGCGTATTTTCTAAATTTGCTGATGATTTTCAGGCAGGCGATAGTTTGCTTTATCTGAATGATATGGCGGGCAAAGAAGTTACGTATCAGGCGGCGAAAATCAGTATCCATGAGTTCGGCCATCGTTTGCAAAGGACAATCCCCGGCCTCAATGACTATTTCAAACAATACTGGCTGACGCGGACAGCGGGCGAGAAAACAAAGCCGTTGGCAGAGTTCGCAAAAGAGAAAGGCACGTCGCGCTATCCGATTGAAGAGGTCGGACGTGAGGATAATTTCGTGGACGGTTACATTGGTCGCAATTACGGCGACGACGAAAATCCGCAACCGCGAGAAGTGCTGACAATGGCATTCCAGGCCTTGCTTGGTGGCGATGCCCACCTGCTAAAAAAAATGTTAGACAACGACCGCGAACTGTTACACTTGACACTTGGATTATTGATGAGGTTTAACCCGTGAAAACATTGGAATTCATCTTCATGGATGTGCCATTTGCGCTGGACTTGGTGACAGGTGAATTGCACGGTGACGATGGTGATGCGCGCAAGGAAATCGAGCGTGCCACCGCGATTGGGCGGCAGGGCGGTGAGTGGAGCGACAGCGCTAATGTGTTTGTGCCGGTGCGCATTACTGACCCCATGCGCAACGCTGAGCAGTTCGCCGCCTGCATCTTCAGTATCGCGCCACACAAAGACGATTACCCGGTGGGGTTGTATCCCTACGCCCCGCGTATGCGCCCGCTGGGTGGTGGACAACCGCTTAATCCGTTCACCGCGACCGCCGAGGAGCGCCAACAGTACGGCGATGCCATGCGCGAGCTATTAGAGCTAGGCGCAACATTCTGACCCTCAAATGTGGGATTTTCCCACATTTGACCAAAGCCCCCACGCGGGGCTTTTTTCATGGGCGCGCGAGGTAGCCAACCTCCGCGCCTTTTTCGTTCCTCATAAGGAGTTAAACATGGCAAACCTGATATTTGGCGGTGCAAACCTGAACGTGATTGACCGCAACGGCGATAAGTGGCTGACCGTAAACGACATTGCGGCTGCACTTTACCCGTCTAACGAAAGGGGGGGGGGGAACCCCGCACCCCCCCCTCCCCCCCCC